GTAGGGCTTGTCCTCGGTGAAATCGCCCTTCTCCTGTGTAACCAGCGACCAGGCGAGATAGCGGTCCTTAGTCTCGATCACATCTCCGGGATTCACCATCACCAGCACGCCGCCGTCGATGGGTGCCTTGAACATCTTCTTCGCCTTGATCCTGAAAACTGCTTGCGCTTGTGCCATTGCGATTTTCTCCTTTAGGAAACGGACTTGTCCTGCTCGTCCTTGGGCGCGTCGGCGAGTACCGCCTTACCTGAATTGAGAACCTCACGCCCGAGGCTCTCATCCACCTCGATCTCTTCGCCTTCGAGTACGAGGCGCCCTTCTGTCCAGAACTTCTGTACGGCTTTCACTTTCATCTTCGACTCCTTGGGTTTACTCGAGCCGGAGATCAAGCCCCAGCCCGAGGTTTCATCCAGCACGGCGATCAGGTCACCGACGTGGCCAGGGAGAACGCCCCCGGGATCCGCACGCCGACATCCACGGTATAGAGCGCGCGTACCCCGACGATGCCCGCCTGGAAGTTGGCGTAGGGGTTGACTTCGAGCTCAAGCACGCCCCACTCGCCGATCACCACCTGCCCGAAATCACCGAAGAGAAGATCGCCCGTCGGCACTTGCAGCGATGCCAGGCCGCGGTAGCCATCGACGTTGGCGTCGAGCAACTGCCCGTCCCACAGCGGCGAGGCGGTGCTGGTGTACTTCACGCGCTGCTTGAGCAGTCCTGCCACGACAGGAGTCGCGAGGTAGGCGCAACTTGGGGTGAGCGCATTGCCGGTGGCTACGTCGGTCTGGAACTCCACGATCCCGGCATAGGCGATCGAGGTACCCGTGACCCCGCCGATGCCGGCGGTGTTGATGATCCCAGTCGGCTGCCCCGAAGCGCCAGAACCGCTGAGCGCAGCGGAGTCGACCGCCAGCGCGATGATCGCAGACAGATCCGCCATCACCAGGCCTTCGGCCGAGGGGTTGGACTGCAGGAGCAGCAAGCGGCTGATCTCCTGATATCCACCCACGGTCTTGGGCGCCAGCGCGACCTGCGCGAACACCGCGTTGGTCTCGGTAACGGTCGAGGCCTCGTTCGCGAGCCAGGTCACCGTGTTGGCGGTGGTCTGTTTCGGAATCGCGACATTGCCCTGCAGCCCTGTCAGACGGCGCGCGCCCGCGAGCATGACCACCGAGCGGTTGCGCAGTAGCTCGATGAAGCCGATGTTCGTGGTCTGCACCAGGAAGCCGCCCTGGCTGCCCGTGCCAGAGGTCAGGTCGCGCTTCATCAGCGCATAGGCCACGTCCTCGATCGGCGTGCGGTTCTGCCGTTCCTGCAGCTCAAGCGGCACGAAGATGCTGTTGCGGTTGTTGTCGAGCTTGCCGATGCGCTTCGCGATCTCCTGCGAGCACTCCGCCTCGAAGCCCGCATCCTTCCAGTTCTGAGAGCCGCAGGCGTCGATCGCACGGCACAGATTGAATCGCTTGACCTCCTTCTTCGTCAGGCCGAGCTGCGCAGCGGACTGCGGATTCGTGCGGCCGCGCTCCTCCATGATCGCCAGCATCTGCTCGGCAACCAGGTCCATAGAGGCACCCGTGCCGATCCAGTGGTCGCGCGTTCCGTCCTCGATCTTGTTCGCCTTGCAGAGATTCTCGATCCCGCGCCTGCGCAACTTCTCCAACTGCACCGGGTCGAGGGCTTTCGGCTTGTCGAGCACTTCCACGTCGGCGGCGCCGCCCGCCGGGGCGTTTGTTTCTTGGGGCATTTGACGCTCCTTGAGTTTGGCGTGATCCGCCGGGTGAGAAATTGCTGCAGCAATAGGCTCGGCTTCAATTTCAAAAGCCGGTACTGATTTGAGTTCCCTGAAAAATCCCGCATTGATGTCGCCTGGTTCCGCGATAAGAGCGGCATGCGTTGGCATCCATCGCGTTGTAATGAGCGTGCCTTTGCTCACATGCGCCTTGATCCGCGCATAACCAACACTCACCGAGCGGATGATTCTGTTCATCACATCCGCTTTGTATTCGGCCGCCTCGGTCCTGGACCCGAAATGCGCTATCCCGCGCATCTTTCCGTCTTGGATTGACAGGTTGTCGATCAACCCGACGTTGACTTGGCCTTGGCGATGTGTGGCGATAATTGGCAGTGGAGCGCGCTGGAGATCGATTGCCTCTTCCGAATGCACCAGAATTTCTGGTCCATCTGGCATTTCCACAACAGCGTTGCTGGAAACGACAACCGGGATAGAATCGTCCGCAGCCCTACCTTCTATCTCGAAGGTGAACGTTCGAATCTGCGTTCTGGATCGCTCCATGTGTTACCTCGCTGGAAATGAAACGGCCCGCAAAGGCGGGCCGCTTTGGGTGGACTTGTTCTCATCGCCTGGTGGCGATTGGTCGCCTGGAGGTGAGTTGGATTTAGGCATCCCACCCTGCCCGGACTTCGTCTCCGCAACCACATACACGCTCGGCGAGGTATCGAACTCGAGCTTGAGCTGACTGGTGTCGCCGTCTGCAGGCTCGAGGCTTGGATCCATCATCACCAGTTCGCGCCGACGCTGGCGTAGCACGTCCTCGATGTCCTGGCCGCCGCCGGTCTCGGCGATTACATCGCTCACCGTCTTGAACCCGGCCTTGACTGCTTCCTTGTAGGCCGCGACCTCCTTGGTCGGGTCGATCCAGCCCCAGCCGCGCGGCTTGAATAGCACGGCCTCGAATTTCTTCGGGCTAACCGCATATTCATCGACGCGCACAGCTGGGATCGCTCCGGCGAGAACTGCGGCCTGGAGCCATTCCTTGTGGATCGGCTGGCGGAAATTCCGCAAATACCAGCCCTGCAACACACGCCACAGATCGCGATCATCGAGCAGCGAAAGGCGGCTCGAGGAGTAATTCGACTGCGAGTAATCGCGCGAGAGACTCTCGTAGCTCACGCCAACGGCCGCGGCAACCTCGCGCAGCATGTAACGCATGAACGCATCTAGCGCTGTGTTCGGCCTGTTCGGCGAATGCGTTTCCCATTTCTCGCCGGGAGCGAGGCGCAGCCCCATCCCGGCCTCGACCGCTAGCTCCTTTGAAATGTCTGCGCCCGCATCCCCCGAAGCTGGAGATTGCCCCGCAAGAGGCGAATTGTCGTCGCCCGTCTCGATGGTGAAGACCGTGGTCGCGGCCGCGCGCGCCGCCACGATTTCCGCCTCGGAATAGCCGTCCATGTCGTTCAGCTTGCGCGCCGCCGCATGCAGCCAGGGCTCACCGCGGGTCTGCGGCCAGCGGTCGACGATGCGCAGATGCACGATCTGATCGGCGGGCACACGCTCGAGCTTGTCGGTCGCTCCGGGAATGAAGCGCAGTTCTCCCGGATGCATCTGGCGAATCCAGTAGGCGAGCGGACGGCCGAACTTGTCCTGCTCTTTCCCCATCTTCAGCGTCGCATCCGGAGCCAGCGCCGCGGCGATGGTCGGAAAGCTGAATTCGTCTGCGAGGCGCTCGGCCTCGATCAACTCAATCGCGAAGGGCACTTCGGAATCTCCGAAGCGCCGCAAGTGCTTCCTGACAAACACTTCGCCGGCCTCGAAGATCTGCCCGAGAACGATTCTCTCGAAATCCGCGAAATGCAGGGTGCCGCCGGTATGACAATTCTCGGCGCAGCACCAATCCTCCCAGGCGGTCTCTATCGAATCGTTGACATCTTCGCGCAACGTATCCCGCGTGGACATTACCTGCGCCTGCATGCCGACGCCGGAGCCGACGACGTTGTTCTGCACGATCACTTTCGCGCGCTTGGCGTACCCAGAGTCGCGCACCAGGGCGCGGCTGCGGTTGCGCAGCGTCGTAAGACTCGAACTAAGTTCAGAATCCGCCGAGGTCGTCGATGTAGCCCAGCCTGATGTCAGGCGCGAGGCCTTGGCGGCCTGATACATGCGCGTGTCGTACCTGGCGCCGGCGCGGCCGGCGGGATTCGCCGCTGACTCACGCAGTGCTTTCCTCGCCGCGCGATCTAGCGGCGACATCCGCGAACGCGGAGGCGTGATCACCTTGGCGAGGCTCTTGCGCAGATTTTCAAACACGATTCAGCCTCACTCCGAAAGCACGCGGATTGCCCTGGCCGTCGGCCATCTTCTCGGCGGCGATCTCGCTGTCGACCTCGGTCTTGAAACGATCGCGCAGCACCAACAGATCGGCGATCGGCGTGCGCTTGAGGCTGCGGCTGCCGATGGCGTACTCCTCCTGGTCCTTGGTAGCGCGCCCTTCGATCACCGCTGTGATTGCGTCGTACACGCGGCGCGCGCTGGTGCGCCCATCTGAGGTAGCGAGAGAGCTCGGATCTCCCTTGAGCGTGACTAGACCGTCGTCAATCGTGATACGCGCGCCGACCTTCTCCACCCAGGCGTACCAGGTGTAGTTGCCCGCGGCGTAACCCGCGGTCGTGGACGGCGCGACCGTCACGCGGTAGCTCGTGCCGTCGGACGCTGTGGCGGCCGTGATTGATATCGGTGTCCCGGAAATGCGCGGGATCACGCGATACTTCAGCGTCCAGCCGTCAGTGGCAGGATAACCGTCGACCGATGTCGTCCAGTCCCAGGTGTCTCCGGCGACGAGCTCGTCCTGCATCAAATCCATGCGCTAGCTCCCAAGCCCGCGACCTGGCGGGGTTGTATCGTCGGACCCGAGCCGCTCGGCATCGGGTGATTCGGTCGGCTCACCTAGACGCGCGGTCTTGAGCGCCTCGGTAGATTCGCCAAGGCGGCGCGTGGACGGTGACGCACGGAAGTGCATGGGCGATTCGGACGGAAAGACGCCTGGGACCGTCCCGCTCGCGAGCAACACCGGATCCACAATCCAGGACCCCGTGTAGACAAATCTGATCGTTCGCGCAGGCTGCTGCCCCATCAAGAGCCACTGCAGCAACTCGGGTTTGTAGAGCGCACTGAATGCCGGCTGGACGAATGTCCCGATACGCCGGATCTCGGTCGCGCCCCTCGGGAACTGTCCGCCCGCGTATCGCTCCTGCTGCCACCACTGCAATCCGGCCGGCTTATAAAGCGCGTCAAATGCCGGTTGCTGAAAGTCTCCGACCTTGCGCAACTCGACCGGAATGCGCGGCGCCGTGCCGCGCGACAACCAGTCGAGTGTCTTCGGATCGAATGCCTGGGCGGCGATCGGCTGCTGAAAGACCGTCCAGTCGAACGGCGATCGCTGCGGCGCGCGACCGTAATACCGATCCTGCGACTGCCACTCGATCCGTTGCGGATCATAGAGCGAGACGAACGCCGGTTGCGCGAAATCTCCGAGAATTCTCCGCTCGCGTGGAACCTGCGGCGCTCGGCCATGCGGCGTCCACTCCAGCCGCTGTGGGTCGTAAGCGGCAGCAGTTACCTGCTGTGGATAGACGCTCCAGTCGAGCGCCGCGCGAGGAAGCGCGCGGCCGGAATACCTGTCCTGCGATTGCCAGGTAAGCAGGCGCGGATCCGCGGGCGGGATCGGATCGAGGAGCGTGTACCGCGTGAGGCTGTACTCGAGCCGATGTCCCGCATAGCGGTCCGACGCAATCCACTGCAGGCCGTCGGGCCGGTAGAGCGCCTGGAACGGCGGCTGGACGAAATCGCCAAGCCGGTTAGGCGGCAGACATCGCGCGGGCTGCCGAGCTCGCGGCAACCAGGCGAGCTTCTCGGCGATTGGCTCGCGCCAGACCGGGCCGACGAGCGGCGTGTATTGATACTGGGAGCGCTCCACACGTTCACCGCTTACCCTCGTTCACGACCTTGGCCCACGGACGGCATTCCCAGCAGCCTGCGCCGCCGCAATGCACGCCGTTGCACTTCGTGCAGAAGCCGCGCCTCTTGCCCGACCCCGGAATCACAATCCAGTGCTTTCCGCAATGCACGCACTGCAGCGTGTCGCGCTCGATCGTGGGCGCGTCAGGGTCGACGATGATGATGTAGCCCGCCGGTTGACGGGCCGTTGACGCCTCGCTCATTTAGTTCGCTGCTACTCGTCCCAGCCGATCGTGACTCCGATGTTCGGCGTGCCTCCCGAAGAGATGGAGCGCAGGCCGATGCCGTTCGCGGTGCCGACGGTGGTGCGGAATTCACGACCCGGATTCGCGATCCATGTGAAGGTCGCACGCTGGTTCAGATCGATTTCCTCGAGGAAATCCGCCTCGTATGTCGGCTCGGTCATGGTCCCGCCGCGCAGATTGCACGAGGCGGCTGGAGCCTGGGGATCTGTCGGTTTCTCGACCACGGCCGTGCCCGCGGCGCCCGCGGCCGTATGCCGGATCACGTCGAAGCGCGTCGCGATGTCAGCCGGCGTCGCGTCCGATCCGATGATGATCTGGTGGATCTTGCCCACCACCGTAGCGGACGACTCGAGCGCAAGAATCGTGAGGTTGGTTCCTGCCGGGGTGCGGTGCACTCCTTGGTACGAGGCCATGATGGCTCCTTTAAGTTGGAACGAAATCCGGCGGCGTCATTCCTGAAGCCACCACCAGCGGCTGCGAAAACACGATGTCGCGCCAGGGGCGGGACATCGCGGCCATGAGCGCGGGGTCGAAAGACGCCGCTTGCGAAGAAAGAAGGTCGCGATCGAAGAATCCGCCGGCGGCATCGGCGTCGAACCAGCCGGCGGGGATGGCTTCCTGATCGAAGACCTGCGTCGGCATGTGCTACAGGCCGACCGCGCCGCCGATCAGCGTTTTATTGTCGAGCGCGCCGACGGTGATATCGCGCGCGGCGCAAGCAGTCACCGCCGCAGTGATGATTGCCGCGTTGATCGTTGCCGCCAGGGCGCTGCGCGGCACGTCGACCGAAAAACTGTACGGACCCTGTTCGCTGGTCTGTCCGACGTAGATGTCACCGGAATAATGCACATCGGCCGCCTCGTCGGCTCCGAAGGTTATCGCGTCGGTTCGGTTCACTACGATCATGTCAGGCATCGCTGCTGCTCCTCAGTCGAGTTAATCGAGGGTAACGCTCAAATCGGGCGTGTTCGTCGCCGTGCCTATGGTAGGAATCGTGCCGGAGGCGGTTGTGAGACCCGTCAGCGCGCCGCCGCCGGTGGTAGTGAGAATTTGTCCCTGCGTCATATCGCCGGCTATCCCAGCGCAGGTGGGCTGCGTGGTCGCCAGGGCGAAGCGCGCCGCTGCCCACAGGTGCGTACCCTTCGACACAAGCTGCGCAAACGACGTGGTGTTGCGCTTCACGCCGGTGGTTGTGCCGGAGTCCACCGTTCCGGTCGCGACGATCTTCGTCAAAGTCTGCGTCGATTTGCTTGGCGCTGTGGGCGTCGAGAACAGCCCAACCTCCTTAGTGTCGGTTCCCGCGCCCGCGCCGGTGATGTGGAATTCAACGAATTTCACCGTGAGGTCCTGAACTACCCGGCCGATGTAGACGTAATACGCGGTGCCGCTGATCGTCACGAAGGTGTGGATGTTGCCGTGGGCGGACAGGTCCGAGCGGAACACGCGCTGCTGCGTGCTGCGCTCGATCGAGGTCAGAAGGCGATTGTCATTGAGCGACGGCTTGATCAGGAAAAAGCCCACGCCCTCGATGTAGATCAGGCAATACCCTGGAAGAAGCGTCTCCTTATGGATCTCCGTAATCGTCGCATTCGCGTTGTACTGAACGGTAGCGTCGGTCGATACTGATGCGTCCTTGTTGCGGATCGTTACCTGCTTCAGCGTGCGCGCTGTGCTCGACGCCGGCGCGGACAGAATATCCGTAGTGGTCGCCGTGGAAATAGCGGTATTCTGATTGCCAGCCCCCGAGGGAACTAGCGTCGCGCTCGCTGCGTCGATGTAGTTCGCCTGCACGTCAACCGTTGCAGCCGCACTCGTCACCACTTGCAGCTTGTCCGTCGTAGCGTCGAGATAGATCACGCCTGCACTCCTTCAAATTTGCCCGCCAGCATCCTTTTCGGGAAGCCGCTGAAGTTGTTTGGGGTCGGCGAGAACGCGCTGAATCCCTTGAAGACGAACAGGCCGCCTACACCTTGATCATCGAATCCAATCCCAGGATTACCTGTCGCCGGAACGACTCCCGAGGTGTCGGTGGCTGTGAAAACCAACACACCGTTGATGAACATCTCGACGACGATCCGTTTGTAGAACCAACTGTGAACCACGGTGATAACGTCTCCATCTATCAACTCAGTAATCGTCCCGCCGCCGAAAACGTTGAACGAGCCTTGATTAAAGAGCCATGTGACGATGTTCGCCACCGTCGCCGTCAGATCGTCCTCAATTGTCCAGATCCCATCAGGATTCCCGCCGGCCGCAGGAGTCGTCGTCATGAAACCGTGCAACTCGACCTCTGCAGCCCCTGGAGTCCCAGTCCTGGAAATCGTCCCCTTGACGATCTGAATGAGGCCGTAAGGTCCGTTAAACCGCGCTACCGCGTCATTTGTTCCGCTGCTACCGATTCCCTTGGCGATTCCGGGGGAACCCGCCACAGCGGTGACCGGGTTCGTCCACGTCGCCGATACGGTATTGGTTAAAGTTCCAGGCCCAGCCCCGCCGTTGGTCAGCGGGTTCTCATTGCTCGGGAATGTTAGGACGGCGCTTGTCACAACGAGACTACGTCATATTGCTTAGGCAGGTTCTGCACAGCGTGATGCACCAGCCCATCGGGATAGTTAACCACCAGTTCTCCTGGCTCAACAATGACCAGATGACCGGCGGAATTCACGAGGTGCCCCCGCGTCGATGGCTCGATGCCGCGTGCGCGCAATCCATGTGCGTGCGGATGATCGTGCGGGATCTTCTGCACCTTGCGCAGCAAAGCGGTTTCTTCCTTCGTGTTCCCAGGAATATCGTGCCCAGGCCATTGCGCTGCCTCGCATATCGGAAACACCGCAGGGCTCGTAGGCAGCTTGAAGCCAGGGTTCGCCCGCATGTGCTCGGCCATGCGCCACGGCATCGGCTCTCCGTTGTACGCTTTCGCCTGTTTGCGCCGGACCTTCATGCGTGGGCTCACTCTTTCCAGCGGGTGATAAAGTTCGACCTCGGTCTGGCCAGCTCACGCCGCCACGCCGATGCAGATGCCTGCATTGGGGCCGGATCCGCGGCAGCGACCGGCCGCGCAGCTTCGATCTCTTTTCGCCTGCGTTCTGAGAGGACCTTCCAGTTCACCTGTCCGAATGACGCGAGGGCTGCGTAGGCGTACACCCGACAGTCAAGCGGCTCGTTCCTGAGCCCTGGCCGTCTCCGGTATTCCCTGACCGGAAAACCTTTGCTGTATTTCGTGACTACCGTTTCGCAGGTCAGCCCCGAATACCAGTCGTCCTGTCTGTCGTAGGGAAAGTGGCAGTACCCAGGCCCCTGGGTCTGGAGTTTCAACCTGGAATAAACGATGTCCTTGGCGGAATCCACACCGATGACGAAGAGTTTCCCTCCGTCTTTAACCCGAGTGACGAACCGCGGCCAAACCGGCCGCCCCGATCCTGCCTGGCCCTTGATGGCGTACACCCTGCGTTTGAACCGCGCTGCGGCGAACTTGTAGACCGTCTGCGTGTGATGGCCACCTGAGTCAATGCACGTCGCCGCAGCCTTCTTGTCGAGGAGGTATTGATCCAGCTCCGCCCAAATTTTTCCGTCGCCCGGATCGCCCCAGAGAACCTTGTAATCGAGCGACCATGACTCCTCGTCGACTCCCCAACCAACGAGCTCGATCTCGAGCCGACTGTCCTGGACGTCAACTCCGACCGTGTGAAAGAGAACCGCATCGGGTCTGCCCTCCCAGCGTTCGCGGCGGGCAAGCAGTGAGCCCTCTTCCGGGTGCTCACCATCGTCCTCGTGCGACTGCCCCAATACTTGGTTGATGAACACCTTGTGCGTGTTCGGAAGTTTCTTCGCTTCCTCGGATTCCTCCGCGAGCTTCGGCCATGTAGCATTTGGAGAATACGAATACGCCGCCCAGATGTGAAACCCTGCATGTCCCCTGAAAGGCTCGGTCGCGCGCCACTCTCCTCGTTCAACCATCCAGCGCTTGTATTCGTGCCCGATACGTTCCTTGCATTCTGGGCATTCATACTTGCAAAGATCCGGCCTACCCTCTGGCCATTTCATATTCTCCCAAAGCAGCGTCTGCATAACATTGCAGCTTGGGCACGGCACGAAATAAAAACGTCGGTCGGACTGGCCGAATGAAATCTCGATCCTGGAAAACCCCTTGATCGTCGGCGTACTCCCCAGGACTATTAGGCGGTCGTCATAGGTCTCAGTCCTCCGGCTTCCCAAGGCTATCTGGTCACCCTCGACCCCAGCCCCCTTTACCGGATAGCCGTCGACCTCATCGAAAAAAACCCGCTTCACCGTTATCCGGCGAAATCCTCGAGCCGCATTCGCGCCGATCAAAATGATCTGCCCACCAGGAAACCGCTTCCGCTTGATCGTGTTGTCGGAGGTCCTCGCCTTGGCATCGGCAACCAGCGGAGTCAAGACGGGCGTATCCCGAAACATCGGCTCCAGCTCGTCCCGGCTGTAGTCCTCCGCATCCTCAATGGTCGGCTGCACGATCAGCATGGGGGCTGGATCGTGGTGGATCCCATAGCCTATGGCGTGGTCGATCATCCGCGTATAACCGACGCGCGAGGACTTCATGATCGTGACGCGCTCAACCGATGGATCGGTAAAAGCGTCCATCATCCCCACTTGATACGGGTAGGGCCTCCATCGTCCAGGCTCCGCCGAGGTCTCAGGAGACAGAATCGCGTACTTTTCCGCCCACTGGGAGAGCGTCAGGGGCGGCGGCGGCGCCCAGAACCTACGAACGTTTTCTTCGAGGCCGTGCGAGGGATTCAGCCGCTCTTTCACAGGACAATTCCTCCAGGGCTTCTCGATGCCGCCGATCAATCGACTCAAACACCTTCGCTGGAAGCTCTGGGAACTCAGCCTTCAGCCCCCGATAAACTCCCTGGAGTTTGATACTAGCGGCCTTGATCTGGCCCCCAACTACGCGCTCGAATTCCGCGTACTCGACCAGTTCTCCAGCCTCCCTCTGCGTGATTTGCTCGATCCGCTTCGTCCGGGCAAGGCTTTCACGTTCACGAGCACCCACATACCCCGGGTCCGATCCCAGCATCGCGCGCGCCCTCTGCTCCTGGTCCTTCATGCCGTAGCCTATGTCCTTGTAATACCTAGATGAATATCGGGGTCTTGGTGGCCGCTATGGAGAAGGTCCAGGAAGTACCTTTCATTTTTGTTTTGTCCTAGGTTGTTTGCGGCCCTGCTCGCGTTCGTTGCCATGCGAGGCTGACGGGCCGCGCGGCGCGCGTTTGGTGGCGCCTGCGGTGGCGTGAAGCAGTCCATGTCAATTGGTAGA